AGCCACATCGTCGCATCATGGAACTCACCGGGGACATCGTTCCCCTTCGGACCAGAAACATCCTTGAAGAAACCTGCCGCAAATTTAACGTTCGCCTTGATCGGGATTCGAAGGTTATTCAGTTTCCCTACTACTCACAGTCTGGACAGCTCATCGCGTATAAAGCTCGTGATGTTGAGAAGGATTTTCGGTGGGTAGGAAAGAATGAAGACCACACGCTCTTCGGTCAACAGCTATGGGGCCAAGGCAAGTCCATCGTTATCACCGAGGGTGAATTTGACTGCCTTAGCGTGTTTCAGGTTCGCAATAGCTGGCCCGTGGTCTCCGTTCCAAATGGAGCCCAAGGCGCTAAGCGTGCCCTCCAGCACCAGCTGAAGTGGCTTCTGGGGTTTGAGGAGATCATCCTCCTCTTTGACAATGATGACGCTGGAATCCAAGCAGCACAAGACTGTGCGAGTCTCTTTCCACACGATCGGCTATTCATTGCCAGAACCAGCCCCTACAAGGATGCCAACGAAGCGCTGATTGCCAAGGACAACGACGCAATCAGACAGGCGCTGTGGAACAAGAAACCATTCTCACCAAAGACTGTCATTGATGGGCGTGAACTTTTCGATCTGGCCACTCGTCCCCTTCATGGTCGAGACGCTGACTGGCCTTTCTCTGCTCTCAACTCCATCACCGGAGGACTTCGCAGAGGCGAGCTGGTTACCGTTACCGCCGGATCGGGTGTTGGTAAATCCACATTTTGTGGAGAGGTAGCTCAGAAGTTGGTTGACCAGGACCAGAGTGTGGGCTATATTGCCCTTGAGGAGAGTCTTCAACGGACTGCTCTTCGCTTGATGTCTGTCAAGGCCAACCGACCACTTCACCTCAACAATGAACTTCCAACAGATGATCTCAAGGCGGCATTCGAAGCCTCGCTCGGTACCGGCAGGGTTTATCTGCGAGATGGTTTTGGTTCTGTGGACCCTGATGCAATTCTTTCCGACTGTCGATTCATGGCACTCGCCAAAGAGGTTGGGTGGATCATCCTCGATCACCTCTCAATCTTGATGAGTGGCAATGAGTCCCACGATGAAAGAAAGCTGATTGACCTGACAATGACCAAGCTTCGTTCCTTTGTGGAGGAGACTGGCATTGGCATGATTCTGATCAGCCACCTCAAGCGACCACAGAATGACAAGGGCCACGAAGACGGGGCACAGGTCAGCCTCGGTCACCTTCGTGGCAGTCACAGCATCGTGCAGCTGTCAGATATGGTTATTGCCCTTGAAAGAAATCTATCAGCAGGCGACAGTACTTCCAACATTCGTGTGCTGAAGAATCGCTTTAATGGTAAGACCGGTCCAGCTGGAGCTGTCAGCTTTGATGGCAACACTGGTAGGATGGTTGAGTCCGATGTGGTTGAACTGACCAAATCCAAACCAAACGTTCCCGATGACTACACTGACTTCTAATGATCTTTGTTCCTGCGGCTCTGATTCCTTTTTCTACTCTGAGGAATATCCGCAAGGCTACTTCTGTACCGAGTGCGGAAGGCCCGATGCTCACACCCAAGCAGCCCTTGATGCCGAACAGCCGGGACAGTGGTCATGAGGCTACTGTTCGACATTGAAACAAATGGACTACCCCGGCAAGGGTTAGATCAGATTCACTGTATTGTTGCCAAGGATCTGGACAGTGGACAGGTCTTCCGGTACAACGATAGTGGATCAGCAGAATCCGTAACAGTAGGGGTAACCATCCTTGAGTGTGCGGACGAACTTGTCGGCCACAACATTGTTGGGTTTGACATTCCCGTGATCCAAGGTCTCTATCCATTCTTTGAACCCAAAGGGCGGATCTACGACACCTTGATCATGAGTCGGATGTTCTTTCCTGACATCCTTTCCAGAGACTTCCGCAAGAAGCCAATTGGAATGCCAAGCAAGTTGTTTGGCAGACATTCCCTGGAGGCGTGGGGTTACCGTCTTGGTGATTACAAAGGACAGTTCGCAAAGACAACGGACTGGTCAGAGTGGTCAAAGGAGATGGAGGACTACTGCGAACAGGATGTTCACGTCGGCATGACCTTATTCGAACTCTTCAAGGAGAAGTTGGAAAGGTTCAATGATTCCATTCAACTTGAGCATGATGTTGCCGCGATCATGGCCAAGCAGGAAACCTCTGGATGGCCCTTTGATGTGAAGAAGGCACAGCAACTTGAGTCCGTTCTCAGAACAGAAATGGACCAGCTGGCCGATCAGATGCGTGCCACCTTCCCTTATGTGGATGGTGGACAGATGACTCCTAAGCGTCCCAACGCAACACGGGGGTACATCAAGGACGCACCATTCACAAAGCTGAAGGAGTTCAACCCCACAAGCCGCGACCACATCGGCTGGGCCTTCATGACCTGGAGGGGTTGGAAGCCTGAGGTATTCACCGACACCGGACGACCTAAGATCGATGAAGGCATTCTACAATCCATCGGAACAATGGAGGCCGATACATTTGGACGGATCTTGGAACTTCAAAAAGCTCTGGGTCAACTCAGTGACGGAGCCAATGCGTGGCTTAAGATGGTTACCAAGAATGGTCGCATACACCATACCTGCCAACTGGCCACGAACACAGGACGGAATGCCCACAGTCGTCCTAACCTTGGTCAAACTTCCTCTGATCCTCGTTGCCGCGAGCTGTTTGGCCCTGGCAAAGGTATGCGTCAGGTTGGTGCTGATGCTTCTGGACTTGAGCTGCGTATGCTTGGCCACTACCTTGCTTTTTATGACGCAGGTGCCTTCGCAGATGTTGTTGTTAATGGAGACATTCATCAACAGAATGCTGATCGGGTTGGTTGCTCCAGAAAGGATGTCAAGACCCTGACCTACGCCTTTATCTACGGAGCATCTGATCGAAAGATAGGGGTATCCTTGGATAAATCTCTTGATGAGAAGAAGGCTGTTCTGCTTGGCAAAGACATCCGCAAGAAGTTTCTTGAGGCCATTCCTGGTCTTGATCAGCTTCTCAAGGCCGTCAACAAACGAGCAGAGTCCGATGTTCTCAAGGGGCTTGATGGTCGTCCTATTCGCCTCCAAGGAAAGAAACACGCAGCCCTCAACTACCTGCTCCAATCAGCAGGCGCCATCGTTTGTAAGCGTTGGAACGCCATTGCTTACCAACAGATGGAGCAGCTTGGATACCATTGGGGTATTGACTACCAATGGCTTGGCTGGATCCACGATGAAATACAGCTTGCTGTTCAACCACACCTAGTTAATGATGCCAAGTTCCAACTCGAATGGTCAATCGTCCAGGCGGGGGAATACTACAAACTCCGAGTCCCCCTCGCGTCAGAAGCAAAAGAAGGAGCTTCGTGGGCAGAATGTCACTGATACCCACCTTCGGGTTGATGCTGACTTCTTTGCCTACCGAGCCTGTCAATCAGCAGAGATAGAGTTGGACTGGGGCGATGACCTCATCACCATTGCCAGCAACTTCCAGATCGTGCTGGAGATCTTTGAGGGTGAGCTAAACAATCTCAGAAAAAGATTCGACAGCGACCACATCACCCTCTACTTTTCCGATACCAAGAACTTCCGTAAGACCATCTCTGCGGACTACAAGGGTAAGAGGACCAAGCGCAAACCAGTAGGCTACAAGCGTCTGCTGGAATGGTGTGCTAAGCATTACAAAACTGTTCGTTACCCTAATCTGGAAGCCGACGATGCTCTTGGTCTGGAGTGTCACTTTGATCCTTCTGACTTTGTTCTGGTCAGCCCGGATAAAGACATGAAGCAAATCTCCTGCCGTCTCTTTAACGGCGAGGATGAGGTCAACGTGACCCCAGAAGAGGCCGATCACTGGTTCTGGACCCAATGCTTAACAGGCGACCCCGTTGATGGCTACAAGGGCGTTCCGGGCGTTGGTTCCGTAGGGGCTAAGAAGATCCTTGACAAGGCCACCGATCCATGGGAAGCTATCGTAGCTGCCTACGAAAAGGCAGGCCTTGCCGAGGAGGATGCCCTACTCAACGCTCGCTTGGCACGGATCCTTCGTCCGGGCGAATACAATTCAACCACGAAGGAACCCATCCTATGGACCCCACCCGCCTCACAATAGGGCTAGAGATAAGTCTGGCCCTCGTTGTTCTCTACTTATTGGATCGAAACCTTTTCCATTATGTGGACCTATCGCTACAAACTCTCCGCACCAGAGTCGCTTTACAATTCCATAAGCGAGTTCTTGGCATCCGACTGTGGCTCGACCGACAAGCCCTCAACCGTAGGGGACCCGTGGGCCGAATCTGGAACGCCTACAGCCTCTGGAAAATCCGAACCAACCCAGCCTACAAAGAGTTCTTCGAAAATATGCCCAAAGTGCCAGATAAATGAACGACTAGTAGGTGCAACAGGTAGAATTAAACCCTACTGCCAACTCTGTGAAAAAAATTATGCACAAGAGAGATATGATGCTAGGCGTTCATTTATAAATAACTACAAATTAGAATTAGGGTGTGAATCATGTGGATATAACGAACATCCAGTCGCACTAGAGTTTGATCACCTAGATCCATCTACCAAAAAATACAGTATCGGAAGTCAGTTGATGTCTATGTCGTGGAAAGCTATTTATGAGGAAATCTCTAAATGCCGAGTTCTCTGCGCCAACTGTCATCAAATTCACACCCACGAATCAAATCATTATGCCAACCGACGCTGACACAAAATACTCGCCCGCACACTACAAGCGAGGATCCTACCAAATTTGGGATTTCATTGGCGATCAAAAACTAGATTACTTTATTGGCAATGTAATTAAGTACATCTGCCGTGCTGGCCACAAAGATTACGAGTCAGAGTTAGATGATTTGCTAAAAGCAAAGGCCTACATTGAAAAAAAGATTGCTCTTGTTTCTCAAAGCCGTAATCAATGATTAGCCCATCACTACTCCAGCAGGCCATCACCTTCCGCGAGGCGATGGATCAGCCGCTCAACACACCAGATGAGAACGTTCACGAACTTCAATTTGGACTCATCATCGAAGAATACAACGAGCTTCGGGTTGAATATGAAGATGAGTTAAGTGGCTCAAAGGTTGATCAATTAAAGGAGCTGGCAGACCTCGTGTTCGTCTGCTACCAATACGCAGCCGCTCGTGGCTGGGACCTGGACACCGCAATGCGCCGGGTGTTCGAATCAAACATGAGCAAACTGGTCGATGGGAAGCCCCTACGTCGAGCAGATGGTAAAGTGATGAAGGGGCCTAACTATCAACCACCTATTCTTGACGACCTAGTATGACCAGCTATGCTGACCTGGGAGACCTCCCCAACACTATCGCCCGGACCGGTCGCGTTCAATCATGGATCGACAATCCAGAATCACGTCTTCCCGTCAGTTGTACCGTGTTCGTCGTTGAGGACAGCATGGAAGGACCGGAAGGCATTGAAGCCTCCTGGCGCTTCGTCTCACACGCTCTTCGCAATGGTGCTGGCGTTGCTGTTCACCTTTCAAAGCTCCGTCCACAGGGCGATGATAACGGTCGTGGTCTTACTGCGTCTGGCCCTGTTTCTTTTGCTCGCATCTACTCTGCTCTTAATGAAACCCTTAGGCGCGGTGGAGTCTACAAAAACGGCGCTGTTGTTTGTCATCTTGACTATACTCATCCCGATGCTATTGATTTCATCCGTGCCAGTCGTTCAGATCTTGCGTGGGTGAAGCGGTGCCTCAATGTGGACAATGGGTTCCTTGGTGCTGATCCAGAACTGATTGCCGCAACCATTGATGGCATTAAGAAGGGAGACATCTGGCTCAATAAGATCCGTTACGACACGAACGGAAATCGTATCTATGGAAATGTCTGCCTTGAGGTTTATCTTCCTAGCCGTGGCACTTGCCTTCTTCAGCACGTCAACCTTGGTGCTTGTACGGTCGATGACCTAGTGCCCGCATTTGTAGAAGGAATGAGTTCATTGATTTCTCTTCACGGCCAAACAGGCGTTGGAGAGACAGGGGAATACCTTGCCCCTGAAGTAGACCGGCAAGTTGGCCTTGGTATCTTGGGGCTAGCAAACTTCTTGGCCTATTATAAGGTAACTTATAAAGAGTTTGGTAAAGCCTTAGATGCTTACTTCACACGTCGTCTCACCGGCAATAAAGCCGAAGTCCTTGTTAGTGAGCTGGCCAATGCTGTTGATACAGCGGCCCAGCTTGCTCGCCAAGCTAAGATGGATCGGGCGTTTGCTATTGCCCCTACCGCTTCTTGTAGTTACAGCAATATCGATCTTCGGGGCTATACTACCACTCCAGAGCTGGCTCCTCCTATTAGCCGTCACATTGATCGTGATTCGGGGACGTTTGGGGTTCAGTCGTATGATTACCCATCAGATTGTGAGATTGCTGCGGAGGTAGGTTGGGACGATTACAAACGTGTGGCCGATGGTATTGTTCGACTCTTCCATAACACACGCCTGTTCCACGGATACTCGTTCAACAGCTGGAGCGATGTCGTTACCTACGACGAACTGTTCCTGGATAATTGGCTGACCTCGCCACAGACTTCCCTCTATTACGCTCTTCAGGTAATGCCTGATACCCAAGCCAAGGATGATGCCCTGGCTGCCCTGGATGATGACTACAAGGAACTGTTCTCCTTTGAGGAGGATGTGGATCCTGATTGTGGTTGTCCTAAAGTTAAACCAATTGATGAGCCCTGTATCCCCTGCGGAGAATGAACACTTTCACTTCCCCCTATGATCAAGTAATTTCTCGCAAACGCCGCTGGACTCCTGTTGCTGTTCAAGCCGGTAAACTTGTTGAGGGGTCTGAGGAATCGATTCGTCGTGCCCTTGGACTCCGTCACCTAGAATTGCCGGTCCGCGAGTTCCTCCAGCAAGGTCTGGAAAAGGAGCTGCCAAAAACTGCGGGTGTTGTTGAAGCTCTTAAGAGCAATCAGTTGGATGAAGAGCGTCACGACCAGGCTCTTAACTATGTTGTGGAAGCTCACGGCACAGATAACAAAGCAGAAGCTGAAGCCAAGCACATCCTTAAGGCATGGCTTGATGCTCCAGAGCACCCTATCCTGAAGGCGGCGATCCTTGAGCGTAGTGTTTTCTTCGTCATTCTTCCCTTCTTCCGCTTCAACGGAGACATAGGTATTAGAACCACCGCATCAGACATCAGTCGTGATGAGCAGTGTCACACTGCAATTCATGCTATGGTTTGTAGTGAGCTTGGGATTAAGTCTACTCAAAGTTTGAATAGGCTGCGTCGTGCTACCGTTGCTTGGGTGATGGACGGATTGGGTTCGTCGGAAAACAAATATCTTGACAAGGATTTTTGGATGCGTCAATCTGACAATCTTTACTCGTCAGGCAAAGCTCCTGAACTTAGGGACACCCAACGCAGCAGATTTCCGGCATTTTTCGAGGCTGCCAATACCGATCTGCCTCAGTATGGATAAAAAAGTTTGCAAAAAATGCAACGTAGTCAAAGTATTGATTGGTAATTTTTACAAAAGAAGTCAATCAAAAGATGGCTATGAGCATACTTGTATTCAATGTAGACGTAAAGCCAATGCAATAGCCCATCAAGCTCGTTACTCTCCCAATAAAAGACGAGACCAACATCTGCTTAAAAAATACAACATTAACCAAGCAGTGTACACATTAATGCTAATAAAGCAAGATTCTAAGTGTGCTATTTGCGGCAACGCAGATAATGGTAGAGTAACAGATCAGTTCTTTGTGGTGGACCATTGTCATAGTACTGGCTCAATTCGAGGACTATTGTGTCATCCATGCAACACTGCTCTCGGTGGATTTCGAGATAATGTAAATTCGCTTCGTAATGCCATCGACTACCTAGAACGTTTTGATGATGCCTAATGACTACCTTGAAACCGAAGAACTCCCTCTATCCAGAGTGATAGGGGGAAAGGTAGATCTGGTAAAGCTTATTGAAGAACTCGATGAGATGTATCCAGATGCCTATCCGGAATACAACATTTCGGAAAGACAGATGGCCTTCCAAGCGGGGGCCGTCGCTATTATTCGCTACCTCAAAGGAAAGATTTAATCATGTGCCTCGCGTCGCCTCCAGCGGCCCCGCCGCCGCCTCCCCTTCCTCCTATTCCTCCAGCTCCTGAGCCCCCGGCTCCGGCTCCTCCGCCGCCTGTTTCCTTGACTCCTAGCTCTGCTGGTGAGCGTGTTGCTACCATTCGTAGCGCCGCCTCGACCCGTTCGGCAGCTCGTCAAGCATCCAGCGGTACGGCCCGCCTGCGGATGCCTCAGCTGTCTGTTATCCCTTCCACTCAGTCCAGCGGTGGTTCTGCTGCTACTGGTCTCAACATTCCTAAGTAATGGAAAATCAATCTGCCGCATCTCGTTATGCTAGATTAGCGAGCGACAGAACGATCTTTCTTGACACTGCTCGTGAGTGTGCGGAGCTTTCCCTGCCCTACCTGTTGACCCCTACTGGGGTTATCAATGGGCAGAAGCTTCCCACTCCTTGGCAGTCAATCGGAGCTAAGGGCGTCAACGTCATGGCCTCGAAGCTGATGCTTAGCCTGTTCCCTGTAACGGCTACGTTCTTCAAGCTTCAGATCAATGATGGCAAGATCGCCTCGGACCCAAATCTTGATGCTAAGATCAAATCAGAGATCGACTTGAGCCTCTCCAAAATGGAGCGGGTCATCATGCAGCACATTGCCGAATCACAGGATCGTGTGGTCCTCCACCAGGCAATGAAGCATCTGATTGTAACCGGGAATGTCCTGGTCTACATGGGGTCGAGTGGTATCAAGCTTTATCCTCTTGACCGCTTTGTGGTCGTCCGTGATGGAGAGGGTCAGCCTACCGAGATCGTTACTGTTGAATCAATCAATCGACAGTTCCTTCCTGAACAATTTAGACAATCTCCAACCACAGTCAATCATACTGGAGACAATACCAGTATTCCTAACATTGATGTGACCGTAGGAGAAGACGAAGCTGCTGTGTATACATGGGGTAAACTCATGGATGGACAGTGGCGCTGGAGGCAAGAGGTTGATGGAGAAGTTGTTCCTCAATCAGAGGGCAAGTCTCCTAAGACTACAACCCCCTGGCTTCCTCTTCGCTTCAATGTTGTTGATGGTGAAGACTATGGCCGTGGGCGAAACGAAGAATACCTTGGCGACCTTAAGTCCCTTGAGGGGCTCATGCAAGCAATGGTGGAAGGTTCCGCTGCTGCTGCTAAGGTGGTCTTTCTGGTATCTCCTTCTGCTACCGTTAAGCCTTCTACTCTGGCAAAGGCCGGAAACGGGGCGATCATCCAAGGGCGGGCCGACGACGTAACAGCCGTACAGGTCCAAAAGCAGGCAGACTTTGCTACTGCTTACCAGATGATCACCCAGCTCAATCAACGGCTAAGTGAAGCGTTCCTCATCCTTACCGTAAGGCAGAGCGAACGTACTACTGCTGAAGAGATCAGAGCCACCCAACAGGAACTCAATGAGCAGCTCGGGGGAATCTATGGTACCCTGACTACTGAACTACTGAGGCCCTACCTTCAGCGTAAGCTCTTTATCCTTCAACGCTCGGGCGATCTGCCTAAGCTACCAAAGGGTGTTGTGTTCCCAACCGTCATTGCTGGTGTCGAAGGCATTGGTCGTGGGCAGGATAGGGAATCACTGATCATCTTCCTTCAAACCATTTCGCAGGCATTGGGCCCCGAGATGATGGCCAAATTCATTAACCCTGAAGAAGCCATCAAGCGTCTCGCTGCTGCCCAAGGCATTGATACCATTAAGCTGGTTAAGACCGCAGAAGAGATGGTTGCTGAGAAGCAACAAGCTCAACAGCAGATGGTCAATCAAACCATGCTCAACCAAGTGGGTGATCTTGCTAAGGCCCCACTCCTTGATCCTTCTAAGAACCCTGAAGCAACAGATGCCGTCAGAAACTTCATCGGCGCAAGCCAGCAAACTCCAAGAGTCGGACCTCCAGGGCCTCAACCCTGAGGACTATGAAATCTTGGATGATGATACGACCGAACTAACTACCCGTCGTAAATCAGCTGGACGCCCCAAGGTCAAGACCGACATTGCTCGGGTATCACAAAATAAGATTGTGGTTCCTGGTCTTGGCCAAGTCACCCTTGTTATCCACTAATCATTACCAATGCCTGAAATCACCTTTGACCCCACCGATCCAGCAGATACGGAGGCTAGGGAAGCAGAAGAAGCGAGACTTCTTGAGCTTGGCAGTAGGCTTCAAGATGAGGAAGAAGAGATCCGCAATGAGACCTATGACAAAGCTCGTAGGGACTCAGAAGCAGAACTCAACTATGCTGGTAAGTTCAAATCAGCAGAGGACCTTGAAAAGGCATACCTGGAACTTCAAAAGAAGCTAGGTCAGAAGGATACAGATGACTCACCTTCGGAAGAAGAAGCCGAGAGTGATGACTCCCAAGAAACAGAAGACTCCAGCGATGATGGGGTGTCAGAAACTGCTCAGCTCCTGAAGGATGCTTCGGCTGAGTGGTTTAATAACTCTAAGCAGTTGAATGCTGACACGCTTCAGAAGCTGAAGGAACTTCCCTCTGAGCAACTGATTGAGGCCTATCTTGAGCTTCAAAAGAATGTTACTCCAGTTCAGCAAACCCTCAGTGATTCTGATGCTGATGCTATTGTCAAATCCGTTGGAGGCGATGAAGCATACAAACAGACCCTGGCTTGGGCTGCTGAGAACCTGAAGCCCGAAGAGGTGGCTGCTTATGATAACGTTGTCAACAGCGGTAACAAGGACGCCATCTTCTTTGCGGTTCAGGCCCTGAATCAACGTTACAAAGATACTGTTGGCTTTGAAGGTCAACAGGTTTCTGGTAAGAACGTTCGTAACTCCGTCAAAGGATTCCGTTCACAAGCCGAACTTGCCCGTGCTATTTCTGACCCTCGCTATCGGAATGATCCTGCGTACCGCCTTGACATCGAGGCTAAGCTGGCTGCTTCCGGCGATCTGATCTGATTGGCTGCCCGTGACCGTGGCATTGTAACGGCATATGTACACCGGATTGGATTCCCCGGTGGATGGTGAACCGTCCCGCTGCCCCTTCGGCGCGGACAACTAAATACCGCCCCCAACTATGTCTGGGGGTCGCTGTGAGGAGCTGGTGCTCATTGCTGTGGTTCGATTCCACAGTCTCGCCTTGAGGATGGGACAACCTCTCTAAAAACCCAGTTCGAACTGGAGTATTGGCCTGCTGCGGCAGACACCCAATACAACGGACGTATTACCCAAAAACTGAATACTTCGAATCCGGATAAAACCCAAGTACTTGGAAAGCTGATAAACCATTCTCTTTCCTTAAAACAATGACTGCAACTGTAACTCAACTCGGCCAGGTTAATAAGGCCGGTGACAAGAAAGCCCTCTATCTGAAGCTCTTTACGGGCGAAGTGTACGAAGCTTTCCGCAACTCCACCATCGCTAAGGGCCTGGTGATGAACCGCACCCTGCGTGGCGGTAAGGAAGCTCAATTCATCCATACCGGTCGTATTCAGGCTGGCTACCACACCCCTGGTAATGCTATCCTGGGTTCCGGCAACCCTCCGGCTGCTGAGACCACCATCGCAATGGATGACCTGCTGGTCGCTTCGGCGTTCGTTGATAACCTCGACGAGACCCTGGCCCAGTATGACATCCGTGGCCCCATCGCCCGTCAGATCGGCCAGGCTCTGGCTGAGTTCTATGACCGTCGTATCTTCCGCGTTCTGGACCGTGCTTCGGGCCTGACCGCTGCTGTGACCGGCGAACCCGGCGGCTTCCAGATCAACCTGGGTGCCTCCAAGGAGTATGATGCTCAGGCTCTGGTTGATGGCTTCTTCGAAGCTGCTGCCCGCCTGGACGAGATCGCTGCTCCTAAGGATGGTCGTGTGGCCGTGCTGGCTCCTCGTCAGTACTACGCCCTGATCAGCCAGGTCGATACCAACATCCTGAACCGTGAGTACGGTGCTGCCGGTGGTAGCCTGAACAGCGGCGAAGGTCTCTATGAGATCGCTGGTATCAAGATCTACAAGTCGAACAACATCCCCTTCCTGGGTAAGTATGGTTCGGCTTCTGGCGCCAACATCGACGCAGCTGCTGTGACCGGTGAGAACAACAACTACGGTATTGCTTCGAACTTCACCAACAGCTGTGGTCTGATCTTCCATCGTGACGCTGCTGGCGTTGTCGAGGCGATTGGTCCTAGCGTTCAGACCACTGGTGCTGACACCAAGGTCATCTACCAAGGCGACGTGATCGTTGGCCGTCTGGCCTACGGTGCTGGTGCCGTTCGTGTGTCCTGTGCCGGTGCGTTCCGCAACGTCTGATAACTCCTAATTTGGAGATAGTTAGGAGGTCTCTACGGGGGCCTCCTTTTTTTTATAGTCCTGCCCGACAACCATGACGACTCAACTCCAAGCAATCAACCAGATGCTTTCTGGCATCGGGCAGGCTCCTGTGGTCAGCCTCGATGTCGCTAACCCTGAAATCGCTATTGCTCTGAATGTACTGGAAGCAGTCAACACAGAGATCCAAGGCGAAGGATGGCACTTCAATACCGAAGTTCAATATCCTTTGACTGCTGATGTGAATGGTAACATCTTTGTTCCCACCAACGTCCTTCAGATTTCAGATAACAAGTTTGCCAACAATCAGAAATACCAGACCGTATTGCGTGATGGTAAACTGTACGACAAGGTAAACCACACCTACACCTTCCCTGCTGGATCCACCATCAAGTGTGATATTGTATGGAAGTTTGACTTTGAGGATCTGCCTCAGGTCTTTAAGAATTACATCACCCAGAGGGCTACCCGCGTTCTTGCTGGTAGAATCCTAGGGTCTCAGGAGATGGTCTCCTTCAATGCCAACGACGAGGGGGTTCTCAGGGCAAACTGTATTGCCTATGATACCAACACTTCAGAGGCAAACATCTTTGGTCTGGAAACAGGTCAGAACTTCTACATCAGTTACACCCCATTTCGTGCTATTGCTAGGTAATCATGGCTGCTGTATCTCAGAAAGTTATTGGTCTGATTGGTGGTGTATCGCAGCAACCAGACTCCTTGAAGCTTCCTGGTCAGCTCCGTGAATGCACTAACTACTACCCTGATCCAACGTTTGGTTTGCTTAAGAGGCCCGGCATCCGTCTGACTCGTAAGCTGGACAACAGTGTGGCAGGTGGTACTTGGTTCCTCATCTCAAAGGGCCAGAATGATAAGCTTTTGATGCAGGTCGGATTTAATGGTACGGTGAGGCTGTGGGATGCTCAGAGCGGTATTCAGCAGACCCTTAACGCCTTGTCTGGTACTGCTCAGACCTACGCAACACACACCAAGCAGAGTGATCTGGACATCCTTCAGATCAACGACTATGTCTTCTTCCTGAACAGGACTGTTAATGTTGCAGCTTCTGCTACAACGTCTGCTTCTCAGATTCCCTTTGGGTATGCGGTCCTGACCAGTGTTGCTTACGACACAACGTACAAGATCACACTTGACGCAACAACATATTCTTACAGTACTCCTACTACCTCTGGTAGTTCACTCAACGCCGATACAATCATTGCTGGTCTGGTAAGTGCCATCAACGGTGGTGGTATTTATACTGCGACTGGCATTGGTAATGCTATCCACGTCAAGCGTGTAAACAACGCAGACTTCTCTATTGAAGCAAAGGGTGGTCTGTCTGGAACTGGCATCATTGCTTACAAAGGAACAGTTGATGGTCCTCAGGATCTTCCAAAGCAGTTCCTTAATGGAGAGGTCATCCAGATTGCTGCGGACAATAACTCCACAGGCGATGACTATTATGTCAAGTTTGTAACAAGCAACGGTGGATCTAAAGGTGCTGGTGTCTGGGAAGAAACCATTGCCCCAAACGTGTCTGTTGGTTTGAATCCAACAACCATGCCTCATGCCCTTATCAAAGAGGCAAACGGTTCGTATACCTTTAGGGAACTGAGCGCATCGGCTGCAGCAGCCTTTGTGACTTCCACAACGGTTACAGGTATTCCTACGGCAGTGAGCATCACTTCTGTTGGTAATGCTCGGTGGAGCATCGGTCAGTCATTTGCTGTCTATGGTGGATCAGGAATCAACCTGCGACTTGAAGTCACCTCCGTCAACGCCAACCGTCAAATTACTGGCATCCGAATTGCTCGTGCTGGACAAGGCTACACAGCCACGAACAGTGTCAGCAACAACGAGGGTGATGTCTTTCAAATCACAACCGTTGGTAGTGCTACAATTTCAGGAACCAGTTGGGCCACCCAGTTCTGGGCAAATCGTGCCGTTGGGGACCTGGAAACCAACCCCGATCCTAGCTTTGTAGGATTTCCCATCTCAGGCATTTCGTTCTTTAAGAACCGCCTGGTGTTGATGAGTGAATCCAATATCATTTGCTCACAGGCTGGGGACTACCTGAACTTCTTTGCTTCAACGGTTATCACGCTTGTTGATAATGATCCGATTGATATTTCAGCTGGTTCCACGATCAACACACAGTTTCGTCATGGAATCCAGCAGGCAGATGGTTTGATTGTATTTGCGGATAACTCGCAGTACATCCTTCAGACCAACTCAGAAGCCTTCTCGGCCTCTACTGCTGAGCTTAACCTCATCTCCAACTACAGTCAATCGATCTCCATTAATCCTGTTGATCTTGGGGCCACCATTGGTTTTATTGAGGAGAACCCAACCTCAAGCTTGGTAACGGAAATCCAGGTTGCCAGAAACCAGCAGCCGCAGAGCACACAGCTTACAAAGGTTGTTCCTTCCTATATTCCTACTGGAATTGTGGAGTTTAGAAATAGCCTTAGTGCGTCGGTGTTTGGTATTCGATCCATCCAAGAACCGGATGCTGTGTACCTCTTCAGGTATTATACTCAAGGAGATGAGCGGCAACTTGCTTCCTGGTTCAAGTGGAAGTTTCCAGCAGCGTTGAATATCATGGCCTTTAGTGAGGACGAGGTATTCTTTGTTATCCAGGCTGACAATGGTCCGGTGCTTGGTAACATGCTGCTGCTTGCTGAGAGTCCTGGTGGAGCCATTCAATTTGAGGGCGAGTACATTGACCTTCGTCTGGATCTTGTTGACTACAACCCCAGCAAGACCTATGACTCGGTGAATGAAGTGACCAAGGTTTTCTTTAAGGAGAACGTTAACATCGCTTCTGCTCAGCCCTGTGTCGTTACCACCACCCCCACAAACGCTGGTGCTGTAGAGTATCCAACGATGCAATACAACGCTGCTGCTCCGGCAGAACAGAAGTATTATGTGGAGCTGGATGGTGATCAGACCACCCAACAGTTTGCTCTTGGCTATCAAATTGATGCAACCAGTCTGCTGCCGAATTTCTATTTGATCAAGGATAAGGTTTCGGACAACATGAACATCCCAACCATTCACAGGGTACGAGTCTATAGTCATAACTCTGGACCGTTTACCTCCGTGTTGGATGTCATTGGACGCAATACCTTTACCCTTGAACTGCCTCAGATTACTGGTGATGTCAGTGAGTTTAACGAACCACCCATGCTTCGTTCTGCTGAAAACATTATTCCAGTGATGGCATCAGGTAAGTATGTTGAGCTTCAACTCAATTGCAGCAGCCCCTTCCCCCTTGCTCTTGTTAGCTTGACCTGGGAAGGCACCTACAATAACAAAGGCATCAAAGCCCTATGATTTGTAAGCAACTGATCCATCCGGCCAGTAGGCTTGACGCGCTGTATGTTGCTGAAAACCTGCAACCAGAAGATAAGCAGGAAATTGAGGGTCTCGGGCTTAACCCGCTTGAGGCCCTTCCTTATTCTGTCATGGCTTCCGAGTCTGCCGTTACCTTCTGGAATCCAGATGGTATGATTTGCGGGGTAGCGGGGGTATCCAGAACAGATGCCCTTTGTGGAGCTATCTGGATGTTAACCACACCCGATGTTCGCCCCTACCCAAAACTATTCTTTAAGGAGGCAAAAAAATGGGTCGATCAACAGACCTCCTTTACGATGCTTCATAACATCGCTGATCCACGGAACCGAATGCACATGAAACTTCTCCACATGCTTGGATTCAAGAAGCTTTCGTATGTCAGTGTCGGACCACAACAATTAACTTATGTTGAATTTGCCAAACTAACATCATGTGTACCGGAGTTGAATGGGCAGTAGTTGGAGCAATCGCTTCTGCTGCTTCTACTGCCGTTGGATCTATCGCTTCGTATTCTGCCCAGCAACAACAAGCAGAGTACGAGTATCAAAACGCTATTCGGGCCAGAGATTACGAGTATGCCGTTAATATGCGGGCATATGAGGCATCTCAACAGGCCTACAATCAACAGATCGAACAGAACCGCCTGGCTGCCAACCGAGGCTATGAGCGGGAACAACTGAAGCTCAAGGGTGAGTACGATAAAGCTGCCCAACAAGCTCAGGTGCTCTTTGTTCAGCGGATGCAGGCCCAGGGTCAAGCCCTTGCTGCTGGTCGTACAGGTCAATCAATTGGTCTTATGATCAACGATGCTCAACGAGAGTATGGTAGAGACCTGGCCAACCTAGGAACTAACTTAGGCTACGCTACAACTGAATCCGTTCTTGGCATGGAAAGCATCTTCCTTGAGCAGAAGTCTTCTGATCTCTTGGCTGCCAGTCAAAGGATGCTTGAACCATCTAAGGGTCCTGCTCCAGTCAAGGCTCCTGTCAGTGCTGGATCGCTGGTGGCGGGTATCGGTGGTGGTATTCTCGGAGGTATTGGCAGTTACACTTCAAGTAAAGCTCCTGG